GTGTATTTAACATTTATATAAAATAAACTTATTATTTATTAGAAACATGGAATATAGAAGGTTTACAAATACTGTAGAAGATAGAGATAAAGAATCGAGAAGTGTCTCTGGTTATGCTTCTGTATTCAATTCAGAATCAAGAGATTTAGGTTTCTTTGAGACCATTGCTCCTGGTGCAATTACAGAGGAAACAATTAAAGAAAGTGATGTATTTGCTACTCTTAATCATGATCCAGATAAAGTTCTTGCAAGAAGCAATCATGGCGTAGGATCACTCGAATTATTTGTAGATGATAGAGGTTTACATTACAGATATGACGCACCTCACACAGATCTCGGAAATTCAGTACTTGAACACATTGATAGAGGTGATCTTACTGATGCAAGTTTCGCATTTACAATCGCAGATGAACCAGATGCTCAGAAATGGGAAAAGAGAGACGGAAAGATCTACCGCACCATATACAAGATCGATCGTTTATATGATATATCTAATGTATGGACAGGTGCTTACGCAGAAGCTTCTACACACAGAAATTCTCCTGATGAATACGAAAAGTACATCAACGAACTCAATGCTCAGGAAGAGATAGCAAAGAGAGAGGCAGAACAGGAGAGAGTTAATAAGATTAATGAGAATTTAGACAATAAACTTAAAGAATTCTATAAAAATATAAAAATATAAAGATATAACTATGAAGTATTCAAACACATTGGAATATTCTGAAGCTATTGCAAATCTCATAAAACGAAACCTCGATATTGTTTCTCTTTGCAAGAAAGAAGAGAGAGAAATGAATGAAGATGAGGAAAAAGAGTTCGATGAGAACAAAGAAGAGCTTAAAGAATTAGAAGACGAAAAAGAAAAATTAGAAAAGTCTTTGGAACAACCCGAAGATGAAAATAAAGAACAGAAATCAAATAAAAATATGGAAAAAATGGAAAAAAAGAATTTTTCAATTGTTGACGAAATCAGAAAGTCAATGGAATCACACCAGCCTATCGTTCTCAACCGTGCTGCTATCACTGTAGCCGCTGAAGGTGAAGATGTTGTTGCAACAGATGTTTGGAATGTTTGGGAGCCTCTCCGTCAGGAGAATGTTCTTGCTGCTGCTGGTGCAAAGGTTTACACGGGTCTTCAGGGTGATGTTCAGATCCCTGTATTTAGTAAAGGTTCAGTTGCATGGAAGGGTGAAACCGCTGCTGCTGATGATGGTAATGGTTCATTCTCAAGCGTTTCTCTTTCTCCTAAGAGAATCACTGGTAAGTTCCCTATCTCTCTCCAGTTCCTTGCACAGACAACTCCTGATGTAGAAGCTGCTATCCGTAACGATATCGCTATGGCATTCAGTGAGAAGATTGAAGCTACCCTTCTTGGTAATGCTCAGGGTTCAAGCACTCAGCCTGCAGGTCTTTTCTATGGTCTTACTGCTGAAACTGTTAATTCTTATGCTGATCTTCTTGACGTAGAAGCTGAAGCTGAGGAAGATAACTACAAGGATTGCAAGTATGTCCTTTCTCCTAAGGCAAAAGCCGCTCTCAAGGGTATGATTAAGGGCCAGAACGCAACTGGTATGGTAATGGAAGGTAATGAAGTTGATGGTGTTGAAGCATTTGTTTCTAGCAACGTTGCTGCAAAGAAAGGTCTTTATGGTGCATTTGATAACCTTGTAATCGGTATCTGGGATGAACTTCGTATTGACGTTGTTGCTGATTCCACTACTCTTGCTAATGGTCAGATAATGATCATCCTCAATGGTTTCGCAGATGCTAAACTTGTTCGTAGTGACGCTCTTGTAGCAATCGACACTACTGAAGCTTAATTTTATGATTAGAAATAAGGGAGGTTAAACCTTAACCTCCCTTTTATCAAAAACACAATTCAAAGGAAATGAGTAATTATTTAACATTGGAGCAAATAAAGAAACATCTAAATATAGATCTAACCTTCACAGATGATGATGCATATCTAGATAGTTTGTCATATGTTGCCGAAGAAGCAGTTGCTAAGTATTTGGATTGTGATTTAGTTGATTTGTATGAGAATGGAAAACTTCCAAGTGCAATAGTACATGCTATGTTACTTTTGATTGGAAATATGTATAAATACAGGGAATCTACTACTTCTGGTCCTGTAACTGCAGTTCCTCATTCATTTGAATTATTGTGTGATTTATATAGGAAATTTAACACAGACTAATATGAACGCAGGAGATTTAAATGAGGTAATTGATGTATATCAAGTGATATATACAAAGAATAGTTTTGGAGAAGAAGTAGAAAGCATAGTAAAGAAGTTAACCACTCGTGCATGTGTGTGGCATAGATCAGGAGGAAGGAGAGTATCAAATGATTCGATAGTGTATGATTATGCTAAAACAATACAAGTAAGATATTATGTTGATATTGATGATCACGATCTTATTGTTTGGTCGGGGAAGACATATAGAATCATGGATATTGAACCTAATAAACGAGATATGTGTAAAACAATAAATATAGAGGAGATAGTACAGTAATGACAGATTCATTAAATATAGGTCAAGCAATATACACAACTTTGTCGCAAGATGCTGATATAAATGGCTATGTAGGAGACAAAATATTCCCTGTTGTAGCAGTATCACGTTCCGACAATAATCTAGCTTCTTTAATGCCATTTATAATTTACCAGAGAGAAGGTATGACAGGTCGATCGACAAAGGATGGTGTATATGAAGACACAGCGCAGATCTCCATAAAGATTGTCACAGCAAACTACACACAAGGTATTGAGATTGCTACTTTGGTAAGACATCTATTCGAAGACAAGAAGATTAAGTACGAAAATATCACAATGTGTGATACACAATTGCAAAACGCATATGAGGAATATAATGACAACTATTCAGCATATGTCCAATCACTTAAATTAAATACAAAAATATCATAATATAGACATGAATACACAGATTATAAAAGGAAAAGATTTGATGCTTTTTGACTCAGATTCACACAGCTTTGCATATGCAACTAACCACACTCTTACTCTTTCTGCAGAGTTGGCAACTGTTAGTTCTAAGGATCACGGTCTCTGGGATAGTGGTGAAGTACAGAAGTTCTCTTGGGAAATCTCTTCTGAAAACCTTTATACTGAGGATGATTTCGAAAGCATGTTCGATCATTGGACTGCTGGAGATAAGATCACTGTTAAGTTCGGTTTAAAGGCAGAAGATCTTGATGGTATCGTTGGAGATGCAACTCATGATTACTGGACTCTTGACACCTCTAAGACATTCTACCAGGGTCAGGTTATTATAACTTCTTTAACTGCAAACGCTAATAACGGTGAGAATTCCACTTATTCAGTAACTCTTAAGGGTATTGGTAAGTTCGAGAAGAAGATCGTTTCTCAGACCCCTGCTAACGACCCTCAGTAATAGTTAGGTGAAGAAGTAGAGTTAAC